ACCTTAGTCGCAATAAAAGTATTTGTATTAGCAAGGTGTTGCCGTTCAACTAGGGCATTTTCAGCAATAAAACTGTTAGTGTTAGCAAGTGCTGAGTTGAATGTGGTTGTATTTACCTTAGTAGCGATAAAAGTATTTGTATTTGCGAGTGCTGAGTTAAATGTGGTTGTATTTACTTTAGTCGCAATAAATGTATTTGTATTTGCTAGTGCTGCGCGTTCTGTTGCTATTGTTTGAAAGGTAGCAACTGCGTTGGCAACTTCTAGATATCTCGTTGTCGAACCACCACCTGGTGCCCAATATACTGATGTGCCGTTGGTGCGTAGAGTATAATTTGATGAGCCAAGTGACCCGTTAGCAATCAATCCCGATAATGTGGTATTACCAGATACAGCGAGATTTGTACTGATTGTTGCGCGACCAGTGTGCGCCAACAGACCAGAAGTTGTTGGATTTACTTTAGTTGCGTATGTAGCAACTGCGTTTGCAACCTGTAGACGATCAGCAACGAGTAGTCGAATTGCTGTATTAGTGCCAGTTAAATTTGTATTGATCTGCCCAATAGCAAGATTCGTATTGGCTAATTGTACACCGCCAACTAAACGAGTTGTCGAAGAGTTAGCACCGACATATAACTTTCCATCGATTAAGTTGATTGCTAATTCACCAACAGATAGCCCGGATGGAATTGATCCTGGAGTAGAACTTCTTTTAATACGGATTACTGATGACATGATATTTGTGCTCCCTGGTTACTAATTGTATGGTTTGTATGGTTATTTATAAAAAAAATTATCTCTTGATTGTAAAAATACCAAACAATTTGTTCGATTTCTTTTCAACTTTATGCGGTTCTGATACTTTTTTGACAGAAAATTTCTCGATTGTCTTTTTGTTTTGTAGTCTGTCACTGCCAGATATAGATTGATTTTTATCTATAGATTTTAGTCTGTCACTGCCAGATATAGATTGAACTTGAGCACTTAATCCAACTCTGTCTATCTGTTTATCCTTTTTAACTTCCTCTTTAAATTTATACCTATCTATTTCTTCCGATTGACTCGTCATTTGTCTCATTAGAAACGCAATCTTATTCCGATATTTGTCTATTTCTTCAAATTGAGTAAGTATTTGTTTTTCTAAAATCTCAGTATTAGCACGATGTCTGTCTATTTCTTTTTCTTGATCAATTATTTGGTTTTCTAAAAGCGCAATCTTTGTTTCTAACATCAATGTGGTTTGAGTTAGTTTGTTAATCGTATTTTGTTGTTGCTGAATATATATATCTAATGTTTCATTTTCCTTGCTCATAATTTATCCTATCATATATCATACGTACAATCCGCCATCAACACCACTAAACGTTGGAGTACCGTTTGCTGCTATTTGTAAAATGTCACCAACACTCCCAGTCGCAAATGTAAGTTTTGATGTATTTGCCGCATACATTACGCCGTTTGTAGTAAATGATGTTAGACCAGTTCCGCCATATTGAGTTCCCAACACATTTGTAAGAATTAGATTCGTAATTGTTACATTACCTGGACTACTTATAAGCGTTCTAAGAGCAGTATTTGTGCCTGTTAGATTTGTGTTAAGTCTAGCAATCGCAGCATTTGTATTGGCAAGTACTTGCTTTACATATGTGTTAGATGCTTTAGTAGCAAGACTATTTGTAATGCTAGTAGAAAAACTCGCATTATTGCCAACAGCATCTGCAAGTTCTTTAAGTGTGTTTAGTAGAGTTGGCGCTGCGTTTACTACTGCTGCTATAGCATCATTTACATATACTTTAGTCGCATAGTTAGTATTGGTATTAGCAAGTTGTGATCGAATAAAGGCATTTGTATTAGCAAGATGTTGCCGTTCGATTAGAGCATTAGCCGCAATATATGCGTTTGTATTTGCTAGACTACCAACAGCAGCAATTTCCGAATACCGAGCAATACGAGTGCCGCCAGCAGTTACACCATCGTGAACCCGCAGAGTCTTATTCGTCGTGTCAACAGTCACTTCACCGAGCGCGCCAGTAAATGTGGTATGCTGATTTGAAGTACCTCGTCTAAATCTAACTTCTACTGACATTTATAGTAGTGCCCCGTAGTCAAATAGCGGATCAACTTCCGCAGGATCACTTAGTGAACCATAATCTCCTGTAAGATATCCATAATCTCTTTGTTCTATTGCAGTAAAAATTAAATCGCCGTTTACTTCTACTATTTCAATATTTCTTCCAGCCTTTAGCTTCTTAAGTATTACTTGACTATTTATATTACTTAATATCAGACTTGTTCCATTTGCTAAAGGAGCATTTGATACTGTACTTCCTCCATTAGCAGAAATACTTTGAATATATGCGTTGGTATTTGCCAACTGTTGTTTGATAAACGCATTTGTATTTGCTAGATGCTGCCTTTCAAGTAGTGAGTTAGCAGCAATATATGAGTTGGTATTTGCGAGGGCTGAGTTAAAGGTTGAAGTGCTGACCTTAGTCCCAATAAAGACATTGGTATTGGCTAACTGCGCCTTGATAAACGCATTGGTGTTGGCAAGTGCTGAGTTAAAGGTGGTTGTATTTACCTTAGTCGCAATAAAGGCATTGGTATTAGCCAATGCTGCTTGAAATGTTGTATTAGCAACATAGGTAGAAGTAAGATACGAGTTTGCTACATCGCCTCCGGCGCCGCCAGTGGATTCTCTTGCTTCCCATTTTTTAGTAGATGCATTATATGTAAGTACATATTCATCTTGAGCGGTAGATATGGATTGATAATCTACATCGTCTAAAAACTTTAAAAGAACTTCACCACTGCCTGCTGAAACCTGAACTCCAGAGTTACCGCGAGCCAATGCCATTCGCGTAATCTGTGATGATATCTGTGAAATAAACTCATCATATAACTTCTGAAATCTCTCCTCGACTGGCTTAATATCAGCATCTTTGCCATCTTTGCCGGGAAGCCCCTGCTCGCCTCTTTCTCCAGATTCGCCTCTTTCTCCAGTTAGACCTCGAACACCCTGAACGCCGCGAGCACCAATATCGCCAATATCGCCAGTTTTGCCAGTTTCACCTTGAATACCCTGAATGCCTCGCGGGCCCATTGCGCCACGAGCACCCTGAAGCCCACGTTCACCGTGAAAAACTTGAACTGGTATAGGGTTCTCAATATCTTCGACCTGGAGATATTTTACACCAGTTTGATTTTGAATGTCCTTCTGAAGCGTAGAATATAGTTCCTCAAGAAGTTTATCCTTAAGGTTACTATTTTCTTTTTTTATTACCGCTAATAGTGTTACAAGAAGTTTGGCATTCTCAATCGTTGGTTGCATGTAGATTATTCCTTATAATCTTCTAGAACCTCAGTATCGTCCATTGAATCTTTAATAAGCGAAGAATCTCCTGCCATAGAATCCATAAATCGAGTCATACTTTCGATTAGTTTTTTCTCTTCGTCTGAGATATCGATTTTTTCTTTTATTTCTATTTGTTCTCTTACCGCAGAAGGTTTCTTAGGAGTAGGGGCTTTCTTCTGAAATGCTGGCGATTGTTGAGGTTGTGGTTGAGATTGTGGTTGTTGCTCGTCTTGTGCCATATCTTGTTGTGCGGCAACATTCATATCTTCTTCGTCTGCTATTTCCTGTTCAATTTTGATGATATCTTCTTCAGTCATTTGTAATACATTTTCACGGACATATTGAAGTGAGAAATATTTACCTACATATATATCAATATTTTGAAGAATACCTAATCGAGCATTAACAATCTCTTGTTCTTTAAGTTCAGCATAATAGTTGTCACGAAGAAAATCATAATGAACGTTTTCTTTTATTAGTTTCCATTCCTCTTTACTCATTACACCGCGAAGAACAAGTTGAGTTTCTAGAACTGTGTCAAATAAATGAGTAAATCTACTACGAAGTCTATCGATCAGTTTAGAGAACTTGATTTCGTCTCTTGTGATTTCACCAGACCGACCCATATTAAATGATGCGTCAGATTGAATGCGCGTTTGTGGCACATTTAGTGATTTATAAACCTTGCGACGAAAATATTCTACGTCATCCATTTCGCCAAGATTTTGACCACCAGGAAGCGTAGTGATTTCTGTGCCACGACCGCCTTCACGACGAGGTAGCCAGAAGTCCTCTAGCATCGTCATATACTTGCGGTCATCACGAACTTCACCTGTAGCGGCATCATAAACAAGTTTATTTTTATGTTTTGTCATCATATCTTTTAGATATTGTTCGGCCTTCATTTTAGGAAGATTACCGACATCAATATAGAAAATACGTCTCTCGGGCGCACGAGATAGACGATAAATGACGGTAGCATCTTCAAGCATCCGTAACTGATTCATTGGCTTGATTGCTTTATGCAGATGTGATAGAACCATACGATTGCGTTGATCTAAAAGACCAGATGTTACATATACTACAGAATCTTTAGAAATCTTTATTCCCATATTCATTGTAGCAGGGTTTGCGCCTGCTGCCATTGGATTAGCAACATTGCCTGGGCTATAGAGATAATATTCATTGTACGCAGGAACAATAGGAAGAGGGCGTGAAGCTGCCTGTGGATCTTTACGCATTGCTTCGCGCACTTTACGAATACGTCTAGGATCAATGTATCTAAGTTCTTGTAGACCATCGCGAGGGCGTTTTTCATTGATCATCATATGATAGTAAATACGCCCATCAATATACCAACGTCTAAAGATATCATATCCCATGTTTTGAAAATCTAGGAGTTTAGTAACAGTCTTAAACTCTTCGCGAATCTTATCTTTGACTCGATCTGGCATCTCAATATTATCGAGATTGATTTGAACTAGAGATTTATTTTTTTCATGAATGATTGCTTCATTTACAATATCATCTATAGCAGATTCAACTTCAGCCTGTAAAGCAAGATCACGATATCTCGTGACAAGTTCAAGCTCCGTTCGAACTGTGCCCTCTAAATCAACAAATGTTCCATATGAACCGCCCGGTGCGACTTCATACGAACCATCTTCATTTGGTGGCGGAGCAAAAGACGGAATGTCCGAAGCGTCTTTTTTTAAGTCTTCTGCTTTACTTAGCTTGAAACCAAATAACTGTATTGCCATGCCATAATAATCCTATTGATTAGTTCATACTATTTATATATATTCAATGACTAAAAAAAGGGGAGGCGTTTATTCCTCCCCTTCAAATTTACATCAACGTTTTATTATTGCTTTTATACTGCAATGACACCAGTTGTTGTGGGAGCAACAATGCGCCAGAAATCATATTCAAACGAAACATCAAACTGTTCAATCGCTTCGCCATCATCCCAACTCAGAGCAATTGCTCCTACTTCCTGTGGGAATATATTGACAAACTCATATGTACGAACTGGAATGCCAGTCTTACCATACTGAGTTACTGTAGCGGTTGTGCGGTATGATGAGTTTGTAGCAAGTGCGGTATCACGAATATTTGCTTCGTGCCGATTAATATTATTGCTCCAAATTTCCATTGCTTGACGAATTGCGAAATCTTCATCATTCAATACTGTCACTGTCCATGGAGCAAAAACACGATTACCAGCAAACTTAACATCACGTCCGAAATATTTAATCGGAATGACACCAAGTGTGCTTGCTGGAATCTGTGCTGCTTTACATGTAAAGTTAAATCGTGCGCCAACATTAGGTACGCCTGTTGGAGTATCAACGATTACGCTGAAAAGTGATGGACGAGCACCGCCTAGAGGTAAACCAGCAGCGGCAAATTCAGAAATGTTAAAAGCCATTTTATTAAATCCTTTCTTCTATTTAGCCGTTAAAATTGCCCAACTACTTCACTAAACTCAACTCCCGTGCGAACTGCCACAAAGTTAAGTTGAATAAAGTTGATGCTGCGAGCAGGTTTAACATAGATATCACCGATGAATTCGTTGCGATCAATAACTTCACCAGTATTATTGGTGTCATCGCAAACTACGCGGAAATCAAAGATACCACGGCGACCCTGAACATCACGAAGGAATGGTTCAACGATATTACGGAACTGTGCGCGAGTGAATTCATCATTGAACTCAAATAGTGAGAACTTAGCAGCAGTTGAAATAGCCTTTTCTAGAACAATGAAAAGACGACGAACGTTAATACGATCAAATGCGCTTGGCTTGGCAAGAAGTGTCTTATCACCAAACAGTACGGTACCCTGACCTGGGAATGTTACGACTGGATTAATACCATTCTTGTATAGTTGATCACGCGCGGCTTTAGCAGGATTAAATGCAAGTTTGATTACATTTTTAACCTGACCACGATTGAAACCTGCGGGAGAAAACCAAGGATCACGGTCGTTATCTGTACGAACCATTAGACCAGCAGTATCACCATTTAGTGCGACATACCGATATAAATCATTATACTTGTCGTACATATACTTGAAGCCGCTATCCAAAATCGCATATGAAGACGATGGAAGAAGATTGCGGAAAGTAACTGTATCGTCAACTTCTTTATTTACATAGTTTGAGTTATTGACGACATCTGCTCGACGAGGTGAGATAACAGCAACACAATCTTTACGCTTCTCTACGATATTGTTGATGATATGAATCGCTCGTGTCTGATTTGTTTCACCAGCAAGAATCATAGAAACGTCTACGTCTTCTGCAGAAGCAAATAGATTATACCCATTGATATAATCTGCGTCACGAGGAGTATTGCCGTCTTTACCGTGTGTCAGTGAATCGTTGATTGGTAGTGATTGTGTGCCCGCACCAAATGATACGCCCGCAGCTTTTTTACCAATGTTAGTGATACCAGATGGATGAGCAGCAAACCAAATATATTGTGACTGGTCATTGATTACATTACGGAAGAAGTTGCCTGCGCCATCTGCTGTCTTTGCGTCAAACGCTTTTGACACCTGACTAAATGTTTCAATGACTGTATTGCCAGTTCCTGTCCAACGACCGTCTTCATCGACAACAACGATATGCATTTCATCGCTTGAACCAGCTTGAATAGACACATAATCCGATGTAGCAGGAGAAGAGTTAAAGTTGTTATAGAACTCCCAGCGACGAGTCGTTGATGTCTGACCTGCTGCTGGTGAAGTATTACCAACATACTTTGACTGAAGAACAAGTGTATTTGAAGAAACTGAAGCAACTTTTACTTCGACTCTATCTGCGCCAGCAAGAAGAGTATCGCCAACTCTAATGAGAGACGTTAGTGCGTTTGCGCCAACGCCATTGGTTGGTGAAGTAACTGCTGTTGAGTTATTTGAGAATCGAAGTCTTGGTGTAAGTGTGCTTTCAAATGCGTTTGCTGTTGGGCAGATAGAAACTCGAAGAGAGTTACCCGCATCGCCAGGATACTTCGCAATCCAGTTACCTACGCCAGTGATTGCTGAACCTGTACCACTTGCTGCGGCAAAAGAAAGGTCATAATGATCGGCGTTTCTTACGACGGTATTCTTTGTGTTTGCAGCATTACTGATAGCATTTCGTGCTACAACCGAATCTGTGGCAAGAGTGCCAGTATTTGAACTACGAACAACACGAACGACATACAACTTATTACCGTAGCTTAGGAAACTAGCAGCAGGAAAGAAATCGCTCGATGTATTAGCGTTTGGTGCGCGAAACTGCTTAACGAGTGTATCTTCGCTGTCTACGAGAACGCGTTGCTGTACAGGTCCCCAACTCAAATGAGCAGCAATGCCACCTTCAGTCGTGCTTACGGCTGGAATAATAGTCGTAAGATCGATTTCCGATACATTTACACCTGGAGAAACTTGAAACGGCATGGTAAATCTCCTTTTTTAATGAAATTATTATTCTTGATTATTTATAAAAAGACAGTTCTCTAAAACTTGTTGTTCCAGAATCCAGTGTCTGTTCGTATATTATCTATACTTTCTGGTTCTTCTACACCATCATCTATGAATCCAGCAGGCATTAGGTCGTCCATCATATCACCATATCGTTCTTCTGAAAGTTTATTTCTAACATCCATGCTAGTAAGTTGCTTAAATGCTGGTTGGCGAATAAACCAAGAAAACATGACAAGGCACATTACTAAATCGTCATGATATCCATCTTCGGCTTCATATGATTGAAGTCTAGCAACAAATGTAGACATTTCCTCAATCGTTTCGAAGTCGTTTATGATTAGTTTATCACCCTCAATCAAGTCTTTAAAGTTAGAACAACCAATCCGCTTGACTTGCTTTGTCATCCTAACACCAAAGTTAGACCGACTCGCAAATCCAAAGTTAGCGCGTTGACCTGCTCGACCCTTCATAATACTGGTTATAATATTTTCATATTCTAAATCCTGATGAAGTGCTTCTGCTACCATCTGCCCAATATCATTTGTTTCTGGTAGAACGTATGCATTATTATACCATCGCCCATATCTGTCGATCATTTCTGGGAATAACATGGGAGATATAGTATTGTCACGATATTTTGCTACCATTTTGTATGGCATAACCGATATATCAATAATCGGAAATACAGAATAGTCTTGCCCAACTCCATGCGCAGTATCTACGGGTATTAGATATGAATGATTTATTTGAGGTTCTTCGTATATATCTAATCCCCACTTGTCTTTGTTTGGAGTTGTAAACGCAAGTTCACGAAGTTTGATTGGGCTTATTAAAGTATTACTTGATCCAATGAATTCGCACTCAAATTCTTGCCTAAATTGATCTTCGGATGTATTTCGGATAGTTTCATCTCGCCAAGCATCATCTCTACCAGGAATCTGCCTCCAGTGAACTTCGACTGGTACATATGAACTTCTATTTTCAAGGGCATCAATCCACATCTTATAATAATGATTCATACCACTTGGAGTAGAAACGATGATAATCTGTGTTGATTGACCTGAACTGATTGTAGGGTAAACAGAGGCAAAGAAGTTTTCTGCTATATTTCTCGGCACGAATGCAAATTCATCAAGGAAAATTAAATTATAAGATCCGCCGCGAATGGCAGAAGATGATGTAGCAGCAGATACGACTTTACTGCCATTCTCTATCTCAATGTTGCCCTTATTCCATGTAACAACGCCTTGTTGAAGCCACTTTGGAAGATTTTCATATGCGAGTTTAATCTTTTCAAGCAGATCCATTGCCAATCTGCCTTTGTTAGCCAGAATAGCAACATTTTGATTATCATAAAATAATATACGCCAAAGAATAAAGGCGGTGACAGTGGTGGACTTACCAGACTGTCGCGGCATCTTTGTAATAACGAATCTATTTTTATCAAACTTTCTTATCATATCTCGCTGATAATCATACATATCAAAGGGCACGAGCCCTCGGTCTACGTTGACGATTTTTATATAATGTTCAGCAAAATATTCCGGACTCTCAGAACATTTAATGTATTCGTCTATTTGTTCCTGTGTGAACTGAATAGGTACATTGGTGCGCTTGAGTTGCGGGTTGCCAAGATAAACTTCGCTCATATTACTTTACGGGCTTCTTAGTCCTTGGCTTTTTGACTACGGCCTTCTTAACTGTAGTTTTCATTGTTGGTTCAATCTTGACTGGCTCTTTGGTTGAAGTGTATGCGCAAAAATCTAAAAACTTCTTTGCGTACATTACAACTTTCGCGTATAGTTCATTCCACATTTCTCTTCTCCTTAATATATTTTTGTAAATCTGTTGTACTACCAACAAATAGTGCGTTTGTTACGTTTTGAGGATGGAGTGTATTTGAATCACCATTCTTATTCTGCAACTCTTTCTTTTGTTTATGAAGATTCAATAAGTCTTTATTGGCATCTATCATAGTCTTCATTATCTGTCCAACAACCTCATATGATCTTGGATGTTCGCTCGTCTTCGCAAGAAATAATATACCATCTAATGCTTCTTCGCCCTTATTCATAATATTCTTTATGTTTTTTCGAGCAGAATCAAAGTCGCTGTCAAACTCATTCTCAACATGCTCTTCTACAGGAACAATGTCTACGACCGAAATTGTTTGTACTTCAGTTTCAGGAAGATCAAAGATTTTGTTTAAATTGTCTTCTAACTTACTCATTATATAGTCGTCTGTTGACGCTCCAGTTTCTTGGCATTCGTGCGAAGATTTTCGGTATATCTACTTATACTATGATTAGCAAAATAGTTTATGTTCTTCATTTTTAAACCTTTAATGAACCCACGAAATCTGTCTTTAATCATTTGAATGGTAGACATGTCACGAACATTGCCCCAGTGATTCATATAATGAAGTGTTCCTTTATGTTTATATGGCCACGGTGGAACTCGGGTGACAATATCAGCACTATTGACCCACCGATGATGAGCAAACGTAAATGCGTTTACATATTCAGCATTACCTGGCTTCGGGCAACCATATGTATAAACTGCTTCTACATTAGGAAGAGTTTCATCGCATTGAAGAACATTAGCCATAATGACGGTCATTGCTGCGCCAAGGCTGTGCCCAGTACACCAAATATTTTGCTGTCTATTATAAATTTCTCTTAGATGATTTGATATATCTTCCCACAATGCGACCACACTATCTTGAAACCCATGATGAACCTTACCTGGTCCAATAATAGGTTTTACCATTTTGACCTTCAAATCCGCTTTGATATCACGAAATTCAGTCGGCTGTGTTCCTCGGCACACAATAACAATATCATTATCATTATGAAGAACATATGCTTGACTGCCGTGTGAATCGAAGAAACTCACATCTGAGGGGTTAAAACCAATTTTCTTGAAAATAGATGATGCTTTTTTTGGTGCCAAATAAGCACTATCGCTTATAAGGGCAAGAATATAACTTCTTTCATCAAACGTCATTTCCTTTATCATTATTCATTCCAATCATATGAGTTAGTATCTATTATCTGGTCTACACGAAGCGAATCTTGTCCTGTCTTTGGATCATATTTTTTACCGTCTGTAAAGAAGAAGGTATTTGACGCAATACCGTAGTTGCTATTAGCCGAAATCAAACTATACGAAATAGATTGTGCGCTATTGCTCGTTGGTTGTCCATTTGCAGTTAGACCAGGAACAATAACAATACGACTTGATCTACCTGTCCTTTCAATATC